CGTTGCCGAGGATCTGGAGATCGCCGTCCGTTGTGAGCGCTGTGATCGTATCGACTTTGAATCCGCCATTATCTGTTTGCGCTATTTGAGAATTGCCAATCGTGAAATTTATTGAGGATGTTTCACTCGTAATTGAGACCACTGTATCGGCGTAGATGTTGAGGTCTGCTCCTGATGAATAGGATGATCCATTCGGGAATGCAGATGTGATGACTACGGATCCCTGTGGGAGCATGCTGAAATTCCCTAGGCAGTCCGCGTTAATATTGCCACCCATACTAATACCCAGGTCCCATGGCCCTGTTGTTCTCAGGACAAGATGACCAGTGGTGGAGAACCAATCTGTTCGTGACGATACACTATCGTCAATAATCGTAGAGTTTACAAAGTTGATTCCACGATTGGCTTGGGTGAGTGTAAGGAATCCATCATCACCAATGGTTGCAACCGCGAGACCAGTTGAATCGTTAAGTGAAAGAGGACCACCAGTATCGAGAGCTTGAATATTGTTAGCTAGCAATGGATCGCTTACTTCGGAGATTCCATCTGCTGTAAGTGTAAAGGCAACTGTCCTATCAGATTTCATAACGTCGATCTGATTAGAATGACCCATCCAAATTTGCTTATTACTATGTGCCATTTACAACCTCCGGTTGATACACGAAAGGGCAGGCTTTATCGGCCCGCCCTTTCGAACATCGATTACTGATTACGCCTATTATACCACTGGGACAGTTGGGTCAATTGGGGTAATGGTTGTAGCATCTACCTGAACGCGACCTGGGAGAACAATCTCGTTAGTTGCCATCTTGATGTTACGAAGTACTGCAACACCGTGACCTTCATTCGCAATGGCTAGTGCATAGCGCTCACGAATCTTGATCTTTCTCATATCAACCTTTGGATCATTGAACTCTTCGACTGCTGGCTCTTCGTCAACAATGAGGAATCCTAGTTCCGCACGGTCACAGAGGTAAACGTCTGTAAGTCTACGTGCTGCATCGAATGGGACGTATGGAGTTACTACAATGGATAGACCACGTGGTCCATAGCCTGGCAGTACTGGTGCAGAGGTGAGAGTCTGAGACTGATCGCCACTGGACGTTGCAGCTAGACCGGATGGAGAACCATCTGGAACAGTGTTCTGACCATGACTCATACCCATACCATTCTGGCTTGCTCCTGCCCATGATGGGAATCCACCTTGTGGGTTTCCAGTCCATGTAGCGAAGAAGTTACCACCACCATTCTGGAGAACGAATGCGCGAAGAGTTGCGTCCTTCACGAACATTGTCCAGGTGAGTGGGTGCATGATTAGAGTATCTGGCATGAAGCCCTGAGATACGATCTGTGCCCATGCATCGAAGATATCGTCCATGGTTACAGAGCCGTTTGGAGATCCGTCTAGAGCACGTCCAGTAGTGACACCACGTAGAGACCTTGTTGGCTCTAGGTTGTCAAACACTGTAGCACCCTGGCTTCGGATTAGATTGAAGATCTTCTGCTCCTTGTGGCGAGCGAGAGCCTTACCAGCGGCACGAAGGTTCATACCGATAATATCGAACTGAGAGTAGCGCATCATCTCTTCAGTGATCTTTACTGCAACACCGGACTTTCCGATGTTAGCAGTTACAGTACCTCCTCCGACCTGTAGGTTCTGTTCTGGATATTCCTGACCTTCAGCAATATCTCCAGCAGTGAGAGCACCCATTGCCCCGAAGGTAATGGTCTGGCCGTAGCCGCTGTAGTTAATCCTGGTAAGCAGGGAGGTTCCGATGAGTAGCGGTTCGATAGCTTCTCGAACGATATTCTGGATAACCTTTGGGAAGAGCATGGGTGCATCGGGAACGCTAATAGCGTCCTGAAGCGTGATCTTCTCTTTGGTGTCTGGCAATCTACCACCGTTGCTGAATGCGTAGGTGAGAGTTGCGTCTGTTAGCTTAAGTGCCATTTATCAAAATCCTCCTAATTAGCGGCTGATGAGGTTGATGCGAACCATTTTGTTCGCAGCACCTGAGAAGTGAATCGCGTCAGTTACACCACCAGTAGCAGAACCTGGAAGCTGATCCATTTGTCCAGAGTATCCTGGGAAAGATCCTGCAGCACTCAAATTGAGCGCTGGAGTGTAAGCTGTCTTGACCTTCTCTAGGCCACCTCTTGGGAATTCTACTACTTCGAGAACCTGACCAACCGTAGAATCTAGGCTTGGAGCAGAGTCCAATACATAGTTACTGTTAGCATCATACTTCACGAAGTCGCCTGGCTTCAGGTTACCAGCTGCGGCAGCAAACACGCTGACGGAAGCTGGAGCTGATGCATAGCTGTAATATGCGACAGAAGCAACTGGAGCACCTGCGGTAGCCTTATACACAGTGATGAGACCTGTGCGAAGGTCGATATACCACTTACCAGATGAAGTAACTGCTGCTGCAGACGAAACCTGTGTTACGAAAAGGCCCGCATCTGCGCCCGTGAAGACGATAGGCGTGCGGACTGTATTCGCAGCAACTGGAAGGCTTGCGAGTGGATCGCCAACGTTAGTTACAATATTGGCAACTGGAGCAAGCCAGGTTACAACTTCTGCAGAAATCGTTCCTGCGAGAAGTGGAAGCGTTAGAACGTAGTCGCAGAGAACAGCTACAAGGTGCTGCATATTGTAGTTGTGTCTACGAAGCTGGGATGGATTTACACCATCTCCACCGCACCATTGCTTATACACATATGGGGCAACTCCGATTGGCTTGGATACTGCCATTGCTTCGCCAGTGCGACCCATGAATCCTGGGGTACCGTCAACAGTAGATACCGCGAAGGAAGCTGCTGCGGTAACTGCTAGACCAGTTCGAACGTCTGTAACTCCCTGGGCAACGTCATCGGCTGTATAGACGATGAGAGTTCCTGCAAGGTTATACTGTGCAGGGACAACTCGTCCGTCGTTATCAAGCGCAACAACCTTGCCAGGCGTTACTACAGACCAGTCTTCGAAATACTTATCGAAGAACTTGAGTGGAAGCCATTCGGCTGGCTTAAATTCACAAGATGGGCGCTCTCCTTCAGAGTGCTCAACATTGGGCATGATATTACCCTGGTGATCCCAGGTCTTGTGGTTTGGTGTGTACTGCCCGGCGTCGTTAAAGGACATAATCGGTGTTTCCTCCCATGGAAATCAACTATCCAGAATTACTGGATTTAATCTTTGATGTAACCCTCTCGCTTCATTCTTGCTAGATAGTTCTCTGCCTTAACTGGCCCTGAATTCTTGAGTAGGTAGTTATAGGTATCTTGAACCGTCTTAGACATGCTCAATTCATCTTCTGAAAGTGCAGTGTCTTTGGCTGGAGCGGATGGGTTAGCAACAGTAGCTTCTGGATTGGTATTAGCTAAGCCAGAGTTAAGTTTATCAATGATCTTATCGATGTCAACAGATACAACTTGTGCATCCAGTTGTTTATCATCAAGCTTCATTAGTGATGCAACTTCGGATTTTACATCCTTGACTTCAACTCCGGACAATCTCTTCATATCGACTGCACGGGTTGCTTTGAACTGGCGAAGCTCTTCACGAGCAGCGATTAGTTCATCTTCAAGTGTAACAATATTTTTATATACTTCACGGAATTCATCACGAAGAACCTTGAGTTGATCGGTTAGCTTGGTGAGTTCTGCAGCCTTAGCAGTGGCATCAGCAACTGCATCTCGGGTAGCATTCTCAGCACCAGCAAGAGCTTCTTCACAGGTTGGGCATGGCAATTCTCTTTCAGCAGCCGCATCTGTGATAGGCTCGACAACTTTTGGTTCTTTTGTCTCTTCAGGAGTAGCAGGAGCTGGAACTTCTTTGTTCTCTGCTTCGTCCTTAACATCTGTTCCTGGCATTGTGTTTGTCTCCTTAGAATCCTCAGAGGATCCATATGCTGGCATTGGTGGCCACAAATCTTTTGGTAGAACACTATCAAGTGCTCCAAGGACTAGAGAACCATCAATTCCCTGTTCTTTTGCTTCCTTGTGTAGCTGCTCATGCAGATCATAGATATCCTTTGGTGGAGGGGTTTGATCAGGAGATGGCGCTGTTGATGGTGAGGCTACCGATGCATCTCTCTGAGCGGAATAGATCTTCCAATCCCATTGATAGTGCAAGGAATCATGAGCCGAAATCAGCATCATGCGTGCAGCGTGAGAGTTAACTTTCAATGCGTCTTCTGATAGTTTGTCAGACATTGAGATACTGTTCTCTGCCTTCCTTGAATGATCATTGGTCTTTGTATTATCGATTCTCTCACATTTGCCGTCACTTACAAGCTCAAGCATCTTAGAATGAACATCGGCAGGGCGGTTTACCCATGAATACTCTTCATATTCAAAGTTACCAGCAATGAGGAAGGCTGGGATACCATCATAGATTTCACCTGGAGAGTGATCGCATCGACCATCAACGATCCAGTCAGACTCACAGACTGAGCATACTGCAGCATCAGTGGAAGCCGAAACAGAGCCAGTGAGATAGCGACCATCACGGATCTTCTGGATGGCATCTGGGTCAGTAATAGCGGCGACTAGTTGAATGTATCCAAGTCCCTGATAATTCTTATCTTTCAGAACTTCACTCTTCACTAGAACGTCTTTGATGAATGCCAGTTCACCCTTCTTCGTAAGCTTGCCAGCCTTGAAATGGGAGAGCGTGCTACGAAGCGTGGAATCATTAAAAATAGTTACCTGATCAGGAGCAAGATCCATATACTCTGCACGGACAATGCGCCCAACAGCATCTTGATTACTTTCATGGTGAACAAGAACTGGCTTTGGATACTGAGAAATCCAGGTATCGGTTCCCTTTCTCATCTTGTCAGGAAGATAGAAAGTATTATTACCAGTAATCAAACCAGAATGGGTTGCGGCGATCTTCACCACAAGAGGCTGAACGCCAGTGTTAGACATGAAGTCTTTCAATACAACCGGATCATTAACAATCCCGACTGGTTGCATCAATACGTTGTCTGTAATTCTGAGCTTTCTAGCCATTATTCCCCTTTATCTTCCTTCACAGGCTTAAATCCACAACCACAGTTTGCATGGAAGGGTGGCAAATTCTCAAGTGATGCATCGTTCAAATCCATGATGCCTCCAGATTCGGAACATCTGGCACATTCTGTACTTGAATCCAATTGGATCTGCTTAATGCCTCTATTCTTGAGTGCAAGGACAACACCATAGTTGTATGCCCTTCTTGTTTCTACGTCCACAATAAGATCAGTACGATACTTGAGGCTGCTAAACACTGATCTGACTACTGAAATTTTATCATTCGAGGTATGTGTGTCAACATTACGTGTCAAAGCATCAATGATGCTATTGGACAATCTACTAATATACTTGATTGCGCGAGCCTCAAGATTCTTCCTTACAGAGAGGTACTTACCCTCTTGAAGGGAAGCATTTGTATTCCTTGAGTAACCAGTTAAGAATGAAGAGGTTGTTTTTGCTATTAGTTTCTCTGACATACGAACAGACTGGGCTCGGATAACTGAACTGATATATCCAATGCTGAACTTTTCACGAACAAGATTGAATGCAAGATTCTCTTCCAGGTCATTATATAGAACTGTGAGGAGGTTATCTTGTAGAGAGTTCCTGACTGGAGCCTTTGGTTTTGGCTTAGCCTTGATCTTCTTAACTTCAGCCGCTGTCTCTTCTTCACCTGCAGTAGCTACATTCTGTGGTGTAACAGATGTAGCTGGATTAGCTGCGGCAGCTTGTGCAGCTGGAGAGAATGGTTCATCAACTGCTTGGATGAGAGCCTTTGGCTCATCAAATAGTTTCCAGGAAAGCTCATTCCATTCTACTAGCTCTTCCTGATCTACTTCAGCATTAGGAAGTAGGAGGCGCTCCTTGCCTTGCGATTCACGTAGTTCTGGATGGGTAATAGCATTAGCAGCAAACATGTCAGCAGCGTGCTTCTCTACCTTGAGCCTCTTATCGATATCAATTTCAAAGAAGCGAAGCTTAACTAGATTCTCATCATTGAGAACTTCGTCACCAAATGTAGATTCTAGAAGTAGTTCTTGAACAATGAAGTGATTGAACTGTGTCTCAATGACTGACTGGAAATCTTTTACGTTATCAATGAGGGCGCGGGACATATTATCAGCTGTAGCACGGTTGGCAGTTTCGCCTTCACCCATATCAACAGCAGAGATACCCATACCAGCAAACACACGCTTCTTGAAGTGTTCAATATACCCTTCAGCGTGCATTGCTCGGCCTTCAGCACCGATCATTGTAATTTCATGTCGCTCAGGTGTAACAATACCACCTTCAGAAGGCATGAATTGAATCTCACGGCGAACTACATCAACTTCATGTTCACCAGTTTCTGTCATACCAGCAGGAGCCTTCTCAGTTCCTACTTTGTAGTGGAATAGAGGAAAGAGGTGTTGGTAGATTAGAAGTTCAATATTCTCTTCAATCTTACGAAGAGCCCTGATGTCATCAATAACAGGAATGATAGTTGGTGTTCCAAAGATAAATCCATCTTTCCTATCAAATGTGAAATGAACAACATCTTCTGGCCTATAGTCCTTATAGTGTCCAGAAGGCATGCGCTGACGCCACTTACGAATACGGCCAAACTCATCAGCATCTACTTCAATGGACTCAGCAGGAAGAATAAAATAAGCAGCGACTGGATCAAGTTCTCTACCTTCAGGAGTTGCTCTACGGCGTCCACCGGAAGCAACACTCTTTCTGACTTTTACTAGAAAAGCATTGGATTTCTTGATGAGCCCAGTGCCAATACAACGAAGTAATTCATTTGTTGGAACATTAGATGCCTTAGCAATCTGAGCAAGACGAATCTTAATATACTGAACTGTTCTCTTGTTTGAACCTACAAAATCGTAGCCTTCCTTGAACATGAGGCCAGTCTTCTTTTGGAATGCCTGGCGAACATAGCCGTCTGTATCTTCGATACGACCGACCTGTGAAAGCTCATACTCTGATGGAACAAATGAACCACGTCCTGTAGCTCTGGCAGTTGTATAGGTTAGAGCAGGATTCTTAATGGAAGGGATAAGTGCTGGAGGCGTAGCCCTAGGTAGACTTACCTTTTCTACAGCAGGAATAGGCGCATCCTTAACAGGCGCTGGTTTATTTCTAGAAATATCAAATCCGAAGATCTTCAACCTATTACTCCGGGACCTTGTTTAGTTCTTTGATCCATTTGTTAATCTTTTCAACGTCTGTAGAGCTTGTATGGAAAGAGCACTTGAATGCCATAGCTGCAGGCTTCTGTAGTAGACCTTCTGCTCAATACTGAGTATTTTAGCACCTTCGCCTGGTTCCTCAATCTGATAGAGCACTTCGGCTGGTTCCTCAACCCTAATTATACCATCTGGATCGATATTTATCTGAACAAATGAGTTAGGATTCAGGAAGTTGTTGAAGAAGTTATCTAATTCCCTCTGAGAAGGTGTAGTTCCTGGTTGACACAACTTACCACCACGTCTACG